CCGCTAAAGACGGTTAGGTCAGGTCTGGCCACCACAGAGCTTAGGACTCCGAAGATGGTTAAATGCATCATGCCCAGATTTAAGTTAACAATTTGACTACGTTCATCACACTTCGGTTTGTGGAACAGGAAGCCGGTATATTTACGAAGCTGATCGGCGTTGCCCAATATGGTTCCGAACTATCGCACGTTGACGGGGTTACAGACGACGGAACCTATATCGGTGCGCATCTTCTGGGCGGCGTGCAGGAGTTCAAGCCAGGCTATGATGCTGGCTTCAGGCGGGAACTGTTCGTCAGGCTGAAGGCCACTCAAGAGCAGGCAGACGCATTCATCGCATTCCTGCGCAGTCATCTCCATGAGCCCTACGATCCCATTGCGGTTGTCTACTTTTGGGGGCCGTTCGCCAGCCGAAACTGGCATGAGCCCGGTGCATGGGAATGCACTCAGTTCATCGCAACGGCTCTCTTGGCATGCAAGCTGCTCCCCGAGAACAAGGAGGTTCCGGCCGGCCGCATCACCCCGACGATGCTCTATTGGCTCACAAGCACTTTGGAAGCTATGGCCAACGGTGGGGCGAATGCTTGATGAGGTTTTTGAGCACATCTACATCTCGTGCATTGCATTTGGATTTATTGGTTCTGCTCTGCATCTCTATAGGGTTGAGGAGAAGGTATCGGCTCGAAATGTCATCTGGAACTTGGTCACCGGAATGATTATGGCGAACCTTCTTGCTCCTCAGTTGTTTAAGGTAATTCCGCTCCCTCTTGAACTGATCTCTCTAGGAGTTGGAGCCACCGGAAAGCATTGGTTCATGCTCATAGAGGTGATGTTTAGCAAACTGGATTTGCTCGGAAAGACAAAGAATGAATAATCTACTCCAAGCATCCATCTGCTTTTACTCGTTCATAGCCATGTCTGGAGCGTGCCTTCTGCTATATGTCTTATATATGGCTCTGGACGATTTCCATCTCAACAGAACAGACAAGCCCAGTGTCATCAAGGACCGCAAACGCGCGTTCTTTGCAGATGCGATATTTATCGCTCTGACGGTTGGATTCCGCGAATATTGGATTATCCATCCAATAGTTGCGTTAGTTGCTTCAGGATTCATCATCGGCGGCGCGTGGATATTAGTCGTCAATATCATATCCCTACGCGATCGTGCTCCGCATCCGCCAAACGATCACGGATACCAGGCCGCACGATCAGGATGGTGGAGAATCCATAGGAGACCGTTTTGAAATTGATGTGGATTGCTGTCGGCGCTGGTCTGGCAATTTGGTGGGTGTCGTCAACCGACCTGCTATGGGAAATTATCAATATGGGGGTACGTCCGTGACAGATGATCCGTGGCAGGCCGTCAGGAACGTTATTGCGCATGCGATCGAGGGAATCGTTGCTCTCGTCGGAGCGCTCGCTCTCATCGTCATTGTTGGGATGGTGATTGAGTCCAGAGTGGCATATGTCGAAGACCATGAGCGCTGCCTGAAGCAAGCGACAAACGGGTATGAGATAGAACAGTGCCACTGACATGAGGCCCTATGACAGGTGTACAGACGAAGAAGCGCTGATCTGCGCCTGGGCCATGTTCATCGGCGCTATAGCCGGCCTGTGGGGGTTCTTCAGCGTTCTCAACGGAGGAGTTTGATGGGGTACTTCATCTTCAATATCGCGATTCCCTGCGCAATCAGCCTGCTACTGATCGTGTATCTAATAGCGCGCGGGGCGACGGTAGGCATATGATCAACCTCGTTCGATGGCTGATGATCCTGGCTGCGATTGTGCTGGCGCCGTCATGGGCTCTGTGGGTTGGATGCGGCTGGATCGCTGATAAGTTGGAGCGCAAGCGATGGGCATCGCGGCATATACCCTCCTGATCCTCATCCTGATAGCGGTTTTCGATCGCGGAGGGCCTACGTCTCTCCCTTGAGGATGGCATCGATAGCAGGCTCGCATACGGTTCCGGCGAGCCGATCCTTCAGAGCTTCTAATGCCGCCCTGGCGTTGCTCTCATACTTTCCCCATTGCTGATCCGCGCCGACGTGGCCATTCTCCTTGTCGTCGTCGAGAATCGCCTGTGCTATGGCTTCGAAGGTCTTCATGCTGTTCTCCGTTTTTAATAGCTTATTAAAGTACATCGTCAGGTTTGATCACTTTGGCCCGGTTGAGCACGACCATGATGTTAGCAGCTAGAGAGACGATGCAGCCATCCAGCGCCTTCTCCGGCGTGGCTCCCATTTCGATGATTTCCAGCACATTCTTCTTGTGCTTCAGCGCGATCTCTTCTCCAATCTTGATTGCATCGTGTGCGTTCATGTCTCTTTCCTTTGCTCACCGTTATGCTGGGATCAATAACGGTGACGGGTCTGGCGTTCCAGATCGTTCCGATATTGATGTCTGGCACATCACCATCGTAGAAATCGACCACAACTCTCAGAACGGTCTTGCCTCTGTCATCTTCGACCCGAGTCGAACTTTTCACTATGCCTGTGTTGGTCACGTCAATAAAACCTCGCTCGCTTGCCTTTTCCTACTGGCGCCGGGCCAGCCTTAGCAAAGCTACGGCCGCCATTTTTACCGGACCGCGCTGGGCCCTTGTGCTTCGGTTTCGAAGTCATCATGACGCTGTACGATGGGTGGGCTCGACGCTTCTTTCCTGTGGCCATGGTGGTTACTTCCGTGCCCACTTCAAGCCACAGCGCTGGCAAATAATGCTCTTATCGGTAAATTTTACGGTCACATGGTCGCACTTCATCTGAACATCATTCCCTCGTTATCTCACCGTGAGCGCAAATGTCTCGGTGTAAAACACTCTACGATCGAATGTGTGCCGTCTTGAGGCACAGGATCGCAGCATTCTGGGCACGGCATACCCGCCCCGCAATCACATTCATCCGGCCAGCAGGCCGTTGGATGCTCTTCGCAAACTATCCCTGTATCCAGGCAGTTCACGCATTTTGGGAACAGGCTGGTTGCCATCATTTTGTCCGTTTATAAGTATGGGTGACGGACTCGACATCGGCTCGTTTCACCCACGGCCAGACGGTCTGGTCAAATACAACCATCGGACATCCGTCGACGCGAGGGTCCCAAACCTCTCGGATCGTCACAGTCTCATCGTCATAGCCTATGACGTCCCGGTTAATCAATCCAGGTGGGCGATAAGTCATCGTCAAGGTAACTCCTATCGGGTTCTGAGGATGATCCTTGCGAAGGCCTCTTTCAAGACCGGAAGGCCAGCCTTCCAACACTCCTCCATGATATCCCCACACCAGCCGACCGCGTTGTGCGCCGCGTTGAAAGCCTCATACAGCGCCTTCTCGGCGTCGTGGTCGACCCGTTCCCGCTCCATAGGTGATAGCCGCTCGTAATCGCTCATAGCTTACCTGTGTGTGATGTTAAAGCAAAAGTGCCTGCTCCGGGACGGCCCGGCCCTTGGCATTCACATCGTAAAATTCAAACGGCATAAAGGTATAAGCCTTGCGGATCACCCAGCGCTGGAACTCGCCAAGTGTCCGATGTTCAATGCGCCCATTGTAGCCGCCGACCGGAAGCGTTCTTTCGCGGTCCCCGAACACCATGGGATAGGGCCTAATGCCAAGTTCCGTCATTCGGTTGAAGCGATAGAAAAGACGCTCCCATGTCTCGCGCTTGTCGTGCCCGATCAGCATGTAGGCCATGACGTGACTCGGTGGGATGCCGTGCTTTTGCAACATCTCGATCCCCTTAAAGAACCGGCCTTCATCACCGATGCTGTCCCACGCTGTATAGAGCCGCCGGTATTTGAAACTGTCATCGAAGTAGGGCAGAGCGGCGAGCCGAAACGCCGACACTTCGTCAATCATTCGGACATTGATGCCCTGGTTGAGGCAAATCTTGAAGCCGCCCGTCTTGATGGCGTCGAGGTGAGCCTCCCATTCAGCTTGGGGCTGCCCGAAAAAGTCGTTGTCGAGCAGATGCAGATGCTTGGGATAGGGATCTCCCCGCCAAATACTCGCGATGGTGTTGACCGTGCGCGGCTTTCCTTCTTTCCACGGCACGACGCAAAAGCTGCACCGCAGTCGGCATCCACGCTGCGTAAAACCTATGGAAGCATCAAAGTTCGGGTAGATCGAATAGTCGATCGCTTCGCTCTCTATTGTGCCAAGTACGCTTTCGACCGTGCGATGTTCTTCCTTGTTCCATGTACCACCGACGATAGCGTTCGGGAACTGCTGACGGAACTTTGCAACGCGATCCGCACTAAACGAGAAGATCGCAGAACCGTAAACATGGGTATAGTCCGGTTCCAGCATGTCGCGCTCAACCCGCTTTGTGAAATAGATATCGTCTCCCAAATTGCGGTGGTGCCGAGCCAGCTTCATCAGAGCGAGGTTCGGCAATTTCCCGTCAATCTGCGTGAGTCTCACAGTCACGTTTGCTCTTTCTGCTGATCAACGATAACGGCTGTTTCGCCAGCTATGCTACGGGCCACTGGATCATTCGTGCGTTGTTCGATCTTCTTCAGTGCCTTCAGCATGGCTGAATTGGCTGTCCTCAGCCGGTCAATCTCATCAAGATACCTCATCACGCGCTCTTGGTTTTCCTCGATCTCGGATGGGGAAAGAATCTGTACGGGGCTTCCAAGTTCCATGGGAATGCGCACCCAAACATAGCCATCGATATCTTTGATTTCCGCGATTTGTGGCATTGTGTCTTATCTACCTATCACTGCTAGTTTCAGCCATCAGCCGGTTTCTGATCTTTAGACACAGATTAGTCAGCCGATCAGCCGCCTCGGATAATTCCGCACTGAGATACTTTGCCTCCTCCAATGCGTTCTCAGCATGATGGAGAGCCTTCCGTCGATTGCGCGGGCTGGCCGAATGGCGGATGGGCTCATGTCGTCTGCTCATTGCTCTACCTGTCTAATTACGCTGGATTTCTAGCTCAACTACGTTTCTGATCGCGTTCATAGTTGCACTGACGCTTTTGTCTACGGCGTTGTGTTTGATAGCCTGAGCGATCAGCATACCGATAGCATAGACGACGTCAGCCGCGCCAAAGCCGCCTTTATCGAGGGCAACAAGTATAGCTTCATACGCTTCGTCGGCGCGGTCGTCGGCATCAAGCTCACTCATGCTGTTTCCCCTGACGACGCGTTAAAGCGGTCTGCGGATCGCTTCATCAAAGCGATCGCGCCATTCTCCCTTCGGGAACGAGCGGGCGTAAAGTAACGCCACCAACTCACCGACGCCGAATCCGCCTCTGCACTCGCCTGTGATCAATGCTTCCTGTTCATGCCATAGATGCTTGTAGACCTCATAAGCCCGCAGCGTGACCACCGATGGCATCATGGCCCTCGTGTGTGGCCTCGTCAGTTCGTGGGTTTGGATCGGATGAAACTCAGCCATCTGTTTTCCTTTGTATGCCGTTTCAGCTATCGCAGCCGACGATTTGGACGTCCCAGCCGTGGCCGGTTCGATCCTGCTGGTTCGCGGATCTCGTTTTCCACGATAAATGGTTCGGATTGATGCAGCCTTGGTGGCCTCGGTTGCATGAATGCGCCGCTTCGTGATCAGGGCTCGGTGCTGCCCCGTTCTTCAACTCACACATCTTGCGGTGCGCTTTGAAGACCTTCCCTTCATGGCCGAGCTGGCCATAGCCGTGATTGTCACGGCTGAATGGCCACTTCAGGCAGTCATCATGCCGATAATCGACGTGGGCCAGAAGCCACGCCATGCAGCGACCACGGCCGCGAAGCTTCGAAGGTCTGCCTTTATTGCCGTGGGGTTTCTTCATAAATTCCAGCCTGAATGTGATGTTAAGGCGACTTTGGCTGCGTCGGAGGATCAATCTCGACAGATTCCCACTCTTCTGTGTTCCCATTCCAACGGCGTCCGCGAGGTCCGTTCCAGCCGTATCTTATCTCTGGAAGACCGGCTCCAATCTCGCCGTCACCCTCAAGTGACGCGAGGCGCATGCACTGCTCTTTAGAAATTTCAAGCTTCATGAGAGATTCTCCATTCAGTTAATGCGAGTGGCCCCTGAGCAAGCCCGCCGAGCGAAGGGCTTCGCAAATATCTCCCGCGATGCCTAAGGTTGGAATTAGCGGATCTAGCTTCCATCTCTCAAGTTCTACAACGATCAGGTCTTGGACCAGACAGTTAAACTCCATCTCAGCAATTTGATCTGGAGTGATGGGCCTAAGTCGATTATTCATATTGAACTACCTCAAAGCACATCTGCTGCTAAAGTCGGATAGTCCTCCGCGTCCTTGAACGCATCAGTCTCGCAGTTATCCCAGCCGGCGTCGTGGTGATCCCGATGGCAATTCTCGCACCATGTTCGGTTGCCCCAGCATACAGGGCATTGGTGGACGTTGGGAACGCCTGGAAATGATCCCTCGCCACGCTTCATATTTTGGCAGGGCTGATTGCCTATCGTGTAACGATTGCCTCGGTAGATCATTGCCATCTCAAATTACCTCGTTATCTGTCTAGAAAGGCTAGATGCCACCTTTAAGATGTTTGTCGATCATCAGAGCCATTTCGGCCGCCAAGATATGGCTGCCGTTACCGGCATAAGCGGTCGGCTTCCGCTTCAAGCCCTTGAGGACCTTGCGAGCCCTAGCTGCGACCGGGATTGCTTCGAACGCGGCTTGGCACATTGCCAATAGTTCCTTGTCGGTCATATTCTTCTCCTATGTGCTGTAGCGACGCGACTATGAAAGGTTAGGGTAAAGTTCGCGCCGCTTGATCTTCCCCACCGTGCCAAAGTAGACGCCGAACTCGTCGGCGATATCCAAGTATGATTTTGGGCTGTACCGGATCTTCAAAACAATGTCCGGCGAAAGCTCCTTGCGACCTAGGCGCCCGTGGCCAGTGCCGTGCTCGTTCGACTCTATGCGGTTTTCCCGCGGCGTCTTCCAAGAAACATGCTCCGGGTGAACGCAGCCGGTATGGCCTTGGCCGCAGGAATGAGCCGCCTGATGCTGTGGCGTCAGCGGTTCCCCATGAGCAAGGATGCACATGAGGCGGTGAGCCTTTACGACCTTGCCGAAATATCCAAGCTGACCATAGCCCTGATGGTTCGTGCAGAACGGCCAGATCAGACATTCTTGGCCTGCGTGCCAGATGTGAGCCTTGAGCCAAAGCAGCCCTCGACCCTTTCCTTTTAAAGCTCCGCCGCTCGGCATCAGACTTTCCTTATTGAGTTTCGCATTCTTGCCGTTAGCGACCACTCGGTCTTAGAATTTCAGCGACACGTTCTGCGGCATCAACGCAAAGCCGTTTGCGGCTTTCTGAGAGGGTATCCCAGAAATCCATGACGCCGCCCCGCTGTGCCGCATATTCTTCACCCCATCGCCACATGGCCAGAACAGCAGGCGCCGTGGGGTTGAGATTTCGCTTTTCACTCTTCGCCATACCGTCTCCTGCGTTTCCTCGCCGTCCCGATGACTGACGCGAGCATTGAAATGTCTCGGCTAAGCCGAAACAGTTCGTCAGCGTGAGGTGCAGCCGCAGTTCGAGCATTTACTCGGTGGCATGCTGTTGAACGGCCAATCTTCCGGCTCGCAGATGAGAACCCACGGATAGGGATGATTGCGCAGGTAGCACCAGATCCGTCTCAGATGGTTACCGTTAAAGATCATTTGCCTTGTCCCGAGGTTAGAGTTGTGCGCTTCGTGGCCCATTCGGCCAGCCTGCCTTGCAGGTCGTTCTCACGCACGAAGTCACGAAGCAAATTCAGGTCGCCGAGTATGGCGCGCAACTGCCTTTCGAAGTCGGCTTTAAGCCGCTCCATCTCTTCTCGTTCCTTGCGGTACAGTTCGGAGTAGCGCGTCATTTCATTATCCGATGGTCAACGCTTGGCCTTGACGGGGGCTGACGTGCTGACGACCATCTTGGCATCAACCGTTTCAACGAGTTGGTAGGTGGCGATCTTGATCACGGCTCCGGGTTCGGTGAGCGCGTACATATCTTGGTTCGCCAACAAATATGGCTCGTCCTTGCTTGGTTCTTCATACTTGACGAAAATCTTGCTCGGGAATTTCTTGCTCACGTCAGTTTCCTTTTCCAGTGGTTAGAGCTGATTTGGCTCGCCTTATCATCTTGCGGTCTCGTTTATCTTTCGCCGCGATGATCGTTGCGAGATCGCTTGCCAAGGGTGATGAACGCTTATCGCGCAGTCGTCCCCATGCGGCAGAGATTTCTTCGATGGTACAACGTCGGCCAATGCGCTTGACGATCTGAACCAAGGTTTCTTCGATGTCTACTTGGATACCGCGAAGACGAGGGCGTCCCCGTTTGTCAGTTTCAGGAATGACTATTGCAGTTCCCCACTTACCCCAGCGATGCTCCTTGTCACCGTCACCAATCGAATATCGGCGCAGATTATCTATCTTCAGAGCACCAAGCCTGACACCTCGCTTAAGTGATCTATTGAGACGGCCGGAAAATCGGTGATCGTAGCAAAGCCGAAAAGGAGCGGCTTCCTTGCCACAGAGTGGGCATTGGCCAGCTAGTATCCGCTTCTGCTGCAAGGGCGTTTTCATGGCTTTATCAACTCGTTACGGCAACTTCTGGCTCCAGCAAAGACTTCAAGAACGCCTGAGCGTCAGCCTCGCTGTCGAAAATCTCATGCTCATATCCGTCGAACTCTCCGTCATGGCTTGCAGTCCCGAACTTGACGGCGTATTTGGTGTGGCCGCGATAGATGGGAATAACCGGCGTGATGTCGAGGTCATCAGCGATCTCGCTCAGATCGTCGGTGACCGTCGGATTTGGCATCTCGCTCTCGTCGCCATACCCCATTGGCTCAAGCGTCCCGCCAATCGGCTCATGATGCTCAGACAATATAAGTTGCATGCCAAGACGAGATAGCGCAGCCGCTTGTTGAAGGCCGCCGTCCTTGACGAACGCCGCGAGCGTCCGCCATTCCGCGATAGTCCATTTACTTACGTCGCATCGATCGTGGTGGATCGTGATTGTCGACGTCTTCTTATCTGATCTCATGAATGCTCCATGGCTTTATCAACTCGTTGCCGGAACTAAGCGCCAAGCGGTGGGCTGAAGTCTCGTAGACGACTTTCTAGGACCATCACGGCTTGGCAGAGGTCGCGCTCTTGCTGAGCGGTAATGTCAACATTGTATTCGTAATCGCTCGGAGCATCGAAATCAGCCTTGACCTTGTCATCATAGGTCTGGCGATCTAACGAGCCATGCAGCGGGTTCAGTAAGTCGAGCAGCATCTGGATTGTTTCGCGGTCCATTTTAGGCTCCAATATAATCAAGCTGTTGAAAACAATAGGGTAGGTGGCTGTTAAGCCACCGCCCTTTCCATTTTGCGATCTGACCAACGGTTCAGTGCCCGCATGTGAAGATCGTATTTCTCTTGCGACCATTTGCGAGACATCAGCATGCTGTCGGCTGCGTTGGTCCTGGCTTCCACGAGGCGCTCGATCTGTTCGTTGGTCATTTGCTTGCTCCGTTGCTTGACTGTGAGAGCAATATGTCATATGAGTTATTAATCGTCAATGCCTCATATGAGAAAAATCGACATGGGACGAAAAAAACTTTGGGCAGAGGACATGCAGGCTCGTTTCCCGGAAGGCACCTTTGAGCGGATTGAAGAGGTATTAGAGGAATCCGAGGATCGCACCGAGTTTGTCCGAGTTGCCGTAGAGAGGGAACTTAATCGACGGGAAAAACGGCGTTAAGTGGTGTGAACTACTGATCTGATGTTCGGTTGGCGGTCTTTAAAGAAAGCTTGTCGTCGTACCTGGGCGGCTGTTGGATGTCGCCGAGCATCTTGAAGCCGCGATAAGGTGCCTGCATCGAATGGTGGCACCACCGCTCAACCACTTCGTTCGTGCTCATTCGCACGTAGAAGTGCTCATATCCGTCCCAGCGCGTTCCGAGCGACCGATAGGCGATGGCGACAGCCTTCGATGGATCGCCCTTACATGCTCCGCGCTCGATCTGGTCATGCGCTGTTCCGCAGTGGAGGCATGGATCTCCGAAGTGGGTTTGCATCACTCGTCCTTTCGGTAACCAGAAGTTAATGCGGTTTATGCTTCTGCCTTGTTTGACAAATGGCAGCGCGAAAGAATCTCATCGGTCTCTGCCTTTATCAGGTGCTCAATGGAGTCCGCGGCCTGACCGATATTTAGTCCATGGGCGACAAGCTCGCCTAAGATGGCGAGGATGACGCTGCGTCGGGCGCGGGTCTTTGCGTCAGCAGGGATGTCGAGTTCGATAGTTTTCATGTTTTCCTCTTCGCACGCTTGGCAATATGGTTAGCGCAATGCTGCATTGAGCACGACGGTGGCGCACGCAATCCATTTTTTCTTGCGCGACGGTGGGAGTTTTTCCCAATCCGTCAGCTTCTTGCCACCTTGCATCAGATCGCGCAGCGCTTCCGCGCCACGATCAATCTCATCTATGTTCGGTGATCGGCCACGAAGTCTGAAGTAATCTGCGACCATGTGATGTGCCTTAAGGCTTCAATAAAGCATGTTGATTCTCGATGTCGTGCGCCATCGAGCAGGCAGCTACATAGATCAACGTCCAATCTTCATCTTCGAGACCAGCAGCCATTGAAGCAAAGATCGGCGTTCCAGCGTTGGCCATCTTGGCCACGATCTTCATCCGCTTTACAAAAGCTTCACCGGCCGGCGTCATTTTTGCTCTCCCTGTGTGGCGATCGCGTCCATCGTCTTGCGGTTCGAGGCCCGCGTCTTGATGGTGTTGGCGATGTCACTGCAGGCGGCGTCGTATCCTGCGCCATAGGAATAGTCGTCTTCATCTTTCACGGCGCCCACATGCTCCAGCGCGATCTCGGCGCATTCGGCGAAGATGGCTTCACCCGCGCCAGAATCTGCAGTGACATGCAGATCACTCTCTCCGGAGTTGAGAGAGCCTGGATAGGGCGCGGGTGAACTCTGAAGGGGCCGCCAGCGACGACCATCATCACTGAGAACCAACGCTATAGTTGGAGGTGTGACCGGCTCACCCTGAGCGGGGATGACGCGGGTATTCCAAAGCGCGATTGCCTCATCCTCGGTGCGACGCTCAGGCGTCTCGACGCCGCAAGAGCAGTTGACCCAGAAACTTGCCGGAGATCCAGGCTCGTCCTCGAGCACACATATTGCACCCGGATTTCCACAGAACGGGCACGGCTTCAGCGCGATCTCTTCCCGGCTCATGGCTTGTCTCTCTCTATCGGGGCACACATGTAAGTGTGTAAGTGCTCACACATTTTTAGTTGTTCCCAATCACCGTGAAAACCCACGCCTGACGACTACGCCAGACATTTTCCGCTTGAATCCGCTTGCCTTCGATCCCGGCATTGGCCGACCCTTGCGCTTCATCCCGAACGTTGCCTTAAGCACCCGGTCGGCCTTTGCCATTCTCGGGTTGTCTTCCTCGAATGTCTTCTTCGTCGCGCAGACATCGCAATAGCATTTGCAGTTGTCGATCGTAGGTTCACCGCCGAGCCCGTCTGGCTGCACATGCTCGAATATCAGATGGCCGGCGCGGATCACCTTGCCGCAGCCTGGGGCCTCGCAACGAGGTATACCAGTTGGCTGGCATGCACGCGCGAAAGCAGCTTTCTTTATGCTTTGTGGGAACTCCCGTCTTTTTAAACCGAGGCTCATTGGCCATATCCTCCGTTTGCAAATTCTCCGAAGTGTTCCTTTGCCGCTTTCTTATATGCCGCGTGAGCCTCTTCCTTTGTGGCATAGACGCCCAGATAGATCAGTTTTCGATCTTTGCGTATCCTTGCCTGCCATCGTGGAGAGCCGGTGACCGGAGAAACACCCTTTAGGCCAGTAGTGTTATTTCTATGTAGTCTGGAATTGGCCTTGTTTTGACCATGTGACGCAAGGCGCAGGTTCGACCATCTATTGTCGTCAGTCTTACCGTTCCAGTGGTCGACATAGCGCGATCCTGGATCATCCCCTGTCATATAAATCCACGCCAACCGATGGGCCGCGAAGCATCCACCGTGCAGTTTTATTTTTCGATAGCCTTTCCGACTTGAAAATCCAGCAGTCATTCCGATTGCAGAATTCGGACCTTCGCTTGTTCTCCAGGTGAAGACACCAGTCGATGGGCAATAGCTCAAACGACCTCTGACAATGCTGGCGGGTGGCAACGCCGCCTTGCGAATTGATTGTGGAAACTCGGTTCGCTTTTCGCCGCGTATGTTCATGATGCGCGCTCCAAAGCCTTTTGTGTCAAGAACTGTTCGTCAAGTTGGTGCCAGAGCACACGGGCTCTGTGGTGTGTTACAAGCTCGGCGCGGGAAGTTACGCCACAGATCAGCCGGACGCATTCGTCAACGCTTCCCATGCTCTCATGCCAATCATCGGGATGTTCTTCGCACAGAAAGGCGGAGAACGCCGGATCATTGCATCTGATTCCTGCTTGCATATCCGGCGGAAGATCCCGCCACTCGCGCTTGGCCCGAGCCGGTTTGTCCTGTTTCGGCTCGGGCCGTGCATCAACTGCGGGTTTGGATGAGGTATTTGGCATCACCTCCTTTATCGGAGCAATCCCGAACCAGCGCTCATTCGCTGGATTTGGCATTCCACCGAGAACATCATAGGCTGCGTCAGCATCAGCCAATGGCACTTCCATCACGACCTGAACGACGCCGCGTGTTTTGATCAGGCGCCAGTCGGAATAGGTTGCGCGGATGGCCAATGGTTTATTCATGACGCGGCCTTTGTGAGCGCTGCGCGAAGCTTCTCCATCTCCGCATTCACAGACAGCGCATCATCCTTGTGACGAGCCCAGAAGCGCTGCAGGCCCTCCCGGTTGCGGACCTTCATGCTGTCGAGTTCGGCCAACTCGGTGCAGTTCCTGGCAGTCATGATGACGCGATCGCCGTAGCGGCCGGCTGGGATGAACGTCATTGTCCCTTCATGGTCGACGAAGGGGTATTCGTCGTCCGACATGGAGATGGACTTCATACGGCGATCTTCGCGCTCCATCTCGACCAGTTCAGAGGCGGTCCTGTCCTGAACGACAGTGCGTTCCATCTCTTCCTCGACGTAAAGTCCGGAGAATGTTTCGGGCCATCCGGCGCGCAGCGCGACCATATTGGCGCACTTCGCCAGCATCACGCGGGGCATCTTGGCCCAATTTCCAGAGGCATCGAGCGTCAGTTTCCCGGTCGGCTTGCGCTTGTTCTCTTCCTGGCTGTATGCCCATTCTTCCTTGACCGGCGCGTATTCGTCCCAATAGGCCCAGCCCTTGACCGGGTGCCACACCGCGCCGCTGTCCTGCTTCCACAGCGTGATCGTTACCTTTTCAAGGCCGAGCGGATTCGTTGGGCATTTCAGGCCGGCCTGAATAATGAACTCTGGCTCGGTTTCGGCTGGGCGATAATCGCGGCAGCGGGAGGCCAAGACGCGCTGGCCGTCCTGCGTCACAATGATCGTCATTTTTCGCTTTTCAGCGTTGTCCTTCGAATAGACGACAGCGATGATCTGTTTCGAGAACGGATCGAGCTGCTTCGACCGCGCATATTCGATGAACAGATTGAACTCGTCGTCATTCGTATCCCGTGCGACGGTACGCTTGATGGTGTCCAACTGGCGCGAGGTCCACGAGGCGATGCCTGCCGGCTGAATGCGTGCAATTTGGTTCATATTAGGCCCTCCGAATGGTCAGCGAAACGCCGCTGGTTTCCATGTGGACGCCGGGGATTACCGGCATTTCGTCATCAATCACAGCCTCGGCGAGTACGCGATCCTCGATCTTTTTGATCCTCGCAACTCCCTCCAGAGCCTTCTGCCGCTCGCGCATAGCCTTGGTTAGTCCAGCCTTGTCGAGCGTCGGGTCGTTGCGCTTCCAAAACTGGGTCGGGATTGTGCTCTCATCGTCGATCTCCAGACGCGGCGCGGCTTTGCCCAGTGACACGGTTCCGATGTCCATCTCCAGGTTTGGCCATTGTGCCAGTATCATTGCCTGCTCAATCAGGCCGCGCGTTGCCTCGATCCGCTTCTCGAACCGCAGGCGCCGGTTCTTCAGCTCGGTTTCCCGCGCCTTGATACCGGTGACGAAAATCTCGTCCTCCTCGATTAGGAGCACCGCAGCGCGGATTTCCGCGTCAAGCGTCGTCTCGCCGTCGAATGTATCCGCAAGCGCCTGCTCGTCACCTTGCACGAGGCGCGCAATATCGAGGCGCAAGCTCTTTGCAGCCTCGATGGCCCTATGCAGGTCGTCTGTCATATCTTCCGCTCCAGGCATTGCCGGATAACCTCAAGATCCCGCTCGAACTCGTCGTCCGGTAGCCAGCGCTGCTCCGGTGGAATGCCGGCCGCGCGCTGCTGCTGCCAGATTGCCAAGAGATCGTTGGCGCGGGTTTGGCTATCAGCGCGCATTGACCCGCTCCTTTTTCCCTGCCGACGTCAGCATCGACTTGAAAATCGAGATATCGGTCTTGCGCTCGACGATGGGGCGGAAGCGGCGTTTACTGAATCCTCCCATCTCTTCCGTCGGAAGTACTTCACAAAGCCTGATCCATATATCGTCGAATTGACAAGCGATGCTCCTAACCGTGTAGATCGCATCCTTCCGAAGAAAGTGTTCGTAGCAGGTCGCATCCACACACACGACCTTCTGCCCAACCCTGAACATTCAAGCCTCCTTGAGAGATGAGATTACAGCTCGGGTTTTGTCACCTATTTGACGCTCCAGACATCCCGACCTGTAGCTTTCGTCGAATGTGTTGCTGATATTCTCCAACACCGTGCGCATCGCCTCGTTCTCGCGGGTGAGGCGATCGTGGTTATTGCAGGCATCGACGATGAACGTGGCGTTGGCGATGGCGCGTGACCGGTCGTCTCTATCCATCTCTGTTGGATGCATAGTTGCGAGGGCGACAAGTCCATTGAGAGGCAAACCAACAATGCCTACTCCGCTTTCATCTGCCAAAGGGTTCTGAGCTTCCCACGGCGACGGCGTTCGCTCGCTCATTGTTCGCACTCCCAATTTTTCCGCAGATCATGCGCATGATCGAACGCCGCAGCCTGCCTGTCGAAATCCTCCGGCTCTTCATGCCCGATGGATTCGACGAGATCGGCGATTGCTGCGAATCTTGTATGGCCATAGCCGCGCACCCGGCCGTCCTCGCGCTCGAGGTGGGCTCCGAACTCGCCGTTCGGGCAGAGGCCGGTGATCACGTCGCCGTTGTCGAAGTGGTGGGTGCGGAGGTTTTCCATCACGCAGCATCCAACGAGTCGATGGCAATGCGCCGCATGTGTTCAATAGAGAGCGCTTCTGCCTCATCCTTACGACCGGCTTTGATAGCGGTTTTCCAGCGACGATAGAGGTCACTGTAGACGTAAGGTGTCTTTCCGTACTTCTGGTAGGGAGATCGGGCTTCGGGTTTTTTTGCGGCTCTGGCCATGGCGGCTCTCCATCAGCGATCTGATGGGAGCACTCTAATTTGCGTCATGCAAACTAGTCAAGAGAATTGTTTGCCCATTGCAAACTTTATTTTCCAGCCACCTTGCGCGGCTTCGGGTGCGGCATCTCAGTACCGCGTCCGATCTTCGCCATGGTCTGGATGGCGGATTGCTGCAGATCGCCGAAAAACAGCCAGTCAAGGCGCCGGCCGATAACGTCAGGTGGATCAATCATAGAGGCGATTTCAGCATTTCTCGCTGAAAATGTCGTTTTGCCAGTTGCAAACCCTTGACAAGTTTGCGGGGCGCAAACTATGCTTCGTTCCATGGCCAAATCAGAAATCACGGCAGGCGCTGTTATCGATGCCCTCGGAGGCACCGCAAAGGTGGCTTCGGCACTTGACCTGCATCCATCGACAGTGAGCTGCTGGAGAGAACGCGGCTTACCGGCTTCATCGAGCCGGCTGCTGCAGCTTTCCCGACTTGCTTCGGAGCGGGGTATCCGCGGTCTCACGCTGGAAACCTTGGCCGAACTAGCAGAGGTCCGCGCATGACGCGCGAACTGCAAAACTTTGCCCATGTCGGCCATTCCGGGATGTGTCGGAAAGATGACATTGGAATCGATTGCAGCGAGTTGCAAGAAAATTATTCACAACTTGAATTGAACAGGGGGAATCGCATGTCACGCCATTTTGGAACCTCCTATCACCCCAACGATCACTATATGCGCGGGCCCGGCCCGGCCTGCGCACAGAACGCGCGCAACATCCTCAAATCGAACGCGCGTCCGGCGTCCCCTGTTCATGCCCCGGCTCGGGACGCCGGCCCTCCTTTCGTACTCAGCCATGCTGAGTTTCTTGCCGATATCGCTACTTCACAAACGCTGAAGAACCTCGCGACTACGGCATTTTCCTTTTTCATGCTCGGCCTCGTGGCGCTGCCTTTCTTCCTTGGCGCCGCGATCTGGGCGTTGTTTTTCTAGTACGAACGAGCTGGCCAAGCTGGCGGCTCTGCGGGGGCAATTGAATGAGGTTGACCAAGGCTTTGTGGAAATGGTGGCTGGCTCGACGAGCCCGCCAAAGACTTGAACGTTTCATCAACGGGAGGAAGTTGCTCAATGCTGAGACCAGAAGGCGACGGGATGGACTATCAAAAGCGCCATCATCCGAGGAACCAGATCGCGAGCGCAATGCTCCTACGCAGATTGATGAAGCAGCATCCAGAATACGGCCCTCCATCAGGTGAGTTCAAGCTTTCCAACGACGAGGACGCAGAGATTTTCGACATCAAATGCGCGGTCGCCAAATACTTCGGTAGATCGCTTGACGAGATGGACAATCCTGATGGTCGATCGACCGAAGAGATCGCGCCGCGCTGGGTATTTATGTTCCTGGCCCGGTACGCCGGAAAGAAATTCACCCGGATTGGAAAGTCTCTCGGCCTCCACCACGCTTCAGTCATGCATGGGTTCCAGAAGTTCAGGGATTTGGCACGAGACGATTGGACGATCGCTTATGATGCCGCCTACGTCGACAAGATCCTGTTGGGGGAAAGCGCGCAGAGGCCGGCCAAATGCCTCGCCGCCCCTGACGACCGCACCGATGATAAAAGCCAAATCATCAACAATGTTTGCACCAAGTTCCAAATTACGCGCGACCATTTTCACGGTTCAACTCGTAATGGAATCGTCACGGTCGCTCGGCGTGAGGCTATCGTCGCCCTCAAATGTACCGGGCTTAGCCGCATGGCAATCGCACGGGCAATGGGCCTCAATCCATCCACCGTCATCTACTGGCTGAACGAAGCCAAGCGCGAGTCGGTCAAGGCCAAGATGCTTGCTAACGCACGTTCCAAGGCAAAGGCGAAAAGAAATGGACATCTTCACAACGCTGCGCAAAATCCGACGGCTGCCAAGACCGCACCGGATCGCGTTTCTCCAGTCGCTCACGGCCCTGGCGCCGCTGCGCTCCATTCGCCGCGCTGAGCTTGAGGCCGCGCTGAAATACGAAATGACGGCGCAGATCCGCAAGGAAAACAGGAGATCGGCTTGAAAGCGAAACTCGCCTATCTCACTACGCCTGCACCTGGTGTCTTTGTCCTCAATATTCAGGTTGGTGACGGGCCTGTCCAGCGCTTCGAAATATCAAAGGCGCACCTCAGCAATATACTGATCGACGGAGCTTCAGTTGCCTTGCGTGAATATTCACAGAACGAGGAACCCCATGAGCGAACTTCTAACGGTGCCGGCCGCTGGCCACAATAGCTTTTCCAAGGACCAGCTTCGATCGATCATTGAGCGGGTGGAGCGGCTCGAGGAAGATCGCAAGGCGATCGGAGACGACATCCGCGATATCTACGCTGAGAGCAAATCTAACGGCTACGACTGCAAGGCACTTCGGGCAATCGTCCGCATGCGCCGGCAAGATCCAAACGAACGCCAGGAGGCTGAGACGATCCTGGAGACCTATATGCATGCCTTAAATATGATCTGATGAGCAAAAAGACTGACCTGTGGATGCCTCTTTATGTTGGCGATTATCTCGCTGACACGGGTCATCTGTCGACAACGCAGCATGGGGCATATCTGCTCTTGCTCATGCACTATTGGCGCAAGCGCGAACTCCCCACCGATGACAAGCAACTAGCAGCAATTGCTAAGCTACCGCTGCGTATTTGGTTGGATAGCAAGGAGACGATCCAGGCGTTCTTTTACATGGGTTGGCGGCATAAACGCCTTGAAGCTGAGCTTGAGAAACGTGCAAAGGTAGCAAATGCTAGGGCAATTGCTGGGCAAAAGGGCGGTTCCAGGACACAGATGAACAGCTTCATAGCGAAAGCAAATGCTCCGTTTTGCTCAAGCATGACACATACACAAAGAAATATAACTACTACTGTCTCTGAGGATAGACGATCTCGGCCTTTGATCAGCACCGAGGCCCTGTCGAAATTGAAAGGGGTCTAGCAATGGATAAACAAACAGCAATTTCCGAATGTCGAAATCTTGAAGAAGAATGCAGATTGCTTGCTGAAGCGTTTCGCCCATCGGCATCGGCTGGGATGACGATGGTTATTCCGGTTGCTTTGGGCCGCCAGCTTGCGGAAGCACTTGAGCTTTGTTCGGCGGTAATGGGAAAGGTAGCCAGGGATCTGATGGAGACTGCGGCATGATCAGAGATCCATCTGACGGATCAGTGAAGGAAACAGTCGATGGGAAAGATATCGCCATCGCGAAGGAACAGTACCGTCGAGCTGTTGATCGTTTAAACCACACGACAGACCGGGAAATAGCTAGTTCTGGCCTTCCGACAGCATCAACCAAGCCGCAAATGATTGCGAAGCTTGAGAAATCGCGCGAATGGCTGAAGAACTATCATGGACGGAAAGGCACGAAATGAACGAAACTGTCCTTTGGCCTCGCAAACGACCGCAGATGTATACACCGGATCGAGACGCATTCCTGCGCGAGAATATTGGCATCGACCCTGCCATCTTGGCTGACGAACTCGGACTAAGCACGCGGTTTGTTTACTGCTATCAGCGCAAGCTAGGGCTTCGGCGTTGCACCTCGCACGTCAAGGGAATTACGCGATGACTCGTCAGAAGCGCCGACAGCCCTATGATCCCGCCGCAGCCAAAATTCATGATCGGCGCGCGACCGATTTCAATCGCGGAATTGGCGGCCATGTCGCCCCAATCGAGGTCGACGATCCTCTCGAACAAGGGGCCAAACTTATGGTCATGCGCTCGACCCGTGGCGACCCGTTGGGAGACCAGCATGCGCGCAAAACCATCTCAGAGGCGCAGTACCAGGCTGGCAGGATGTTTCAACAGGACTTTGAAACGGCAGAGAACGGCCCTAGAGCGATTGATCCGGGCAAGGAGTACGTGGATGGCGGGGCACTGCCAGAACCTATCAGTGAGCTTCGTATGCGATCTGTGGCCCGTTTGAACAAGATCGAAGCTGCACTTGGAATCGAGGGATCGGCGATTGTGCATCAGGTTCTTGTCTTTGGCTGGACCATGCGAGCCATTGCCGGCGCTCGCGGGCTCTACGGACGAAGCTGGGACGATTATTTTGGGAAACGGTTTCGCTGCGCGCTCGACACCATGGCGGTGATTTATGGACTGGCGATGCGATGATCATCACTCAGGAAATGATCAGAGGCGTAATAGGAAATTTCTTTCGCAGGTGCGAAACGGCTCGGGCAATTGGTGTTCCTTTGTACAAGGCTGTCGATGGCGAGGATATACCGAAGGATTGGGAGCTTGATTTGGAGACATGCTACTATCTCCCTCCCAATTTGAAATTATTTTCGGTGAAGCTGCGCCGGGCATGGAAGCCGGTGCGGTATTCGTCGCAAGTTTCAATGCTGGCTGAGGCAGTAAAATGACCGATGAAGAGATTGAACTTATGATCATCAGAATTTGGGGATTCTTGGTGCTCGTGATCGGAATTGCCATCGGCTGGCAAATTCGAGGACTATTGTAAAATGTGCACAACTTCAGAAAAGATTGCCCCCGGGGCAAATCAGTGCAACTGACTATAATCGCAAGCGAGATTTGTGGTTTGGTCCCGGATGGCCATGCTCCTCCCCGTGCCGCCGCCCCGTATGGTCCTCCCTGTACGGCCTTGGTGAAAGCCAAGGGGGATCGCCAAATTCAAAGAGGTTATCATGCCGCTTAAGAAAGGCGCCAAGCCCGGCTCCAAGGGTTTCTCATCCAACATCAAGGCAGAAATGACCGCAGGCCGCCCGCAGAAGCAGGCCGTTGCGATTGCCTATTCGGAAGCTGGTGAGAAGCGCAAGCCAGCCAAATCACGTCCTGTTGGTATATTGGGCGGCATCGGGAAGAAATGATGGCTGAGCGCGGCCGGACCGCCGGTTTTCAGATGTCCAACGAGCACCGGGTTAAAATACAGAACAGCAATATTCTCAATGCTCTCGTGGAACATGTTGAAGGCAAAAGGGAAATGAGTGCGACGCAGGTTCAGGCCGGCCTCGGGTTGCTCAAAAAGATCATGCCGGATCTTGCGACGACGACCATCCAAGGCGATGAAAATGGCGGCCCCGTCGTTATCACATGGCAACGATAGTCATACCCTATCGACCTCGACCGCAGTTCGAAGCCTACCACGACCGCACCGAGAGATTTGCCAAGATCGTCGCTCACCGGCGCTTCGGTAAAACCGTTGGCTGCATCAATGATAAGATCAAGGCCGCGCTGACCAACACCAGGCAGCATCCACCACCGCGCTATGCCTATATTGCTCCAACCTATGCGCAGGCGAAGGACGTGGCTTGGAGTTACCTGAAGTACTATTCATCGCCGATCCCAGGAATTGACCCGCGCGAATCTGACCTGAGCGTTGAATACCCGAATGGATCTCGCATCAGGCTTTATGGCGCGGATAATTACGATCGGCTTCGCGGTCTATATCATGATGGCGTTACGATCGACGAGCCGGCGCTCATGGATCCCAGGGCATGGCCAGAAGTCATTCGACCGACTCTTTCGGATTATTCTGGCTGGGCTACTTTTATCGGCACTCCTGCGGGTCGTGACTGGTTCTACAAGGTAGACCGGCTGGAGGACGGCAGATCGGCCGATGGCTGGTTCAGACGCATCCTGAAGGCCAGCGAAACGGGTATCATTCCGGCTGAGGAACTCGCAAGCCTCAAAGAGGGACTGACCCAGGATCAATATGACCGCGAGTTCGAATGTTCGTTCGATGCGGCAATCATCGGTGCTTATTACGCGCAGATGATGGCGAAGGCCCAAGCTGAGGGCCGAATTGGACGGGTAGCGGCGGATCCACTGCTGCCGCTGCGGGCGTTCCACGACATCGGCGGGTCGGGTGGATTAGCAGATGCCTACACCATCTGGATTACCCAATGGGTGGGGCAGGAAATCCGAGTGCTAGACTATTACGAGTCGGTCGGGCAAGTCCTCGCCTATCATGTCAACTGGATGAGAGCTCGAGGCTATGAGGCGGCAATCAACTACCTGCCGCATGATGGTGTAGAATCCGACAAGATCACCGGTAAGAAATACGAGGATCATTGGCGCGAGGCCGGGTTTAAGGTTGAACCGCCGGTCAAGAATCAGGGCAAGGGCGCTGCACTCCGACGTGTCGAAGCGTTGCGGCGCATTGGAGATAAGATCTGGTGGAACGAGGCAACGACGGAACCCGGCCGCAATGCGCTGGTTCACTATCATGAAAAACGGGACGAGGTTCGCAATGTCGGCCTTGGCCCGGAGCATAACTGGGCAAGCCATGCAGCAGATTCGATTGGAATGATGGCGATTTGCTACCAGCCGCCGGCTAATGAGGCGAATTTCAACAGGCCGATGAACTACGGCAATACAGGATGGAGATAATCAACATGAGAAAAACTATCGCAGTTACCTTATCGGAAGGCGGCCCTTGGATCTCACATGAGGCCGCTAAGTCGGCACGCGTGAGATCTGTTAATGCCGTCCTATTCGAGGACGGTTCTGTTTGGGATGCCTGTGTTGGGTTCCGTAGTGATGCGTACAATGCATTTGGGCGACCCGGTAAAGCTTGCCCTGGCTCGGCTGAAATGCCGTTGGCGGCGATGCCGTGAACGGCTGGCGCTGAATGGCGATGTCACCAGAATTAATCCGCTCGAAGTGTCTGACGCTCGGAACCCAAACGGCGGCCAATGCTGAATCGGTGGTCGCGGCCGCCAAGCTATACGTCGAATTCATCGGGACTGACGAGGCGGATTTTGCCAACAGGTATTCGGCCTTGCTGGCTATGACCACGCTGATTCCAGCCATTCGCAATCCGCTAGAGATCGTCAACGGCGCTGGTGTCCTCTACCGGTATGGCAAGGGCGAGGACTGACTTTGCCAAAGATGGAACTAACTGACCTCAAGGCGATGCTTTCGGCCGAAAAGGCCAACTCTCTAGCCGCGATGTCAGCAGCTCAGCTCATGGAAGAGCGCGCCAGGGCGATGGAATACTATCTCGGCGACATGCAGGACATGCCGGCGCAGGATGGCCGGTCGCGGGCAGTGTCCACCGACGTCTCTGATGTGATCGAGGGCATGCTACCGCATCTGATGGACATCTTTGCGGGATCTGACGAAGTGGTTAGGTTTGAGCCTGTCGGCCCAGAGGACGAGGAAGCGGCGCAGCAGGAAACCGATTACGTCAACCACGTCTTCATGCAGCAGAATTCGGGCTTTATGGTGCTGTATTCGTTCATAAAGGACGGGCTTCTGAGCAAAACCGGGCTGGTCAAAGTCTGGTGGGACGAGGACGAGCGCGAGGAGCGCGAGACCTATTACGACCTGACCGAAGATCAATATGCGCTGCTCGTTCAGGCCGTTGATATGTCGGATGGGGCAATGAAGATCGTGGCGCATTCGCAGGAGGGTGAAGCGCAGGAGGCTACGGAGCCCAAGGAAGAGGCAGAGACGAACTGATGAACGAAAATTATATGAGATCGTGTAGTAATTGGGGGATGTTCCCAATTGGCTATATGGTTCATGTGTCAATTTCCGGAGGCGCTATTGGCACAGCGATGCACGTTAGAACTGATGAGGCCGGCAACGTATTGGATGATATCAGGCATTTTTCACCATCGGCGTATAATGATATAAGCCGTCAATTCATGGTCCGGCGCGATTAATGAACGCATACGTCGGCGCGGCTCAGGGCAACCCAATCGATCAAGGGCCAGCCCAGAACGCGCTTGCTCCGATGACGCCCCAGCAGCAGATGGCTGCAATGCCTCCAGTGCCGCCTAAGCCGGTCACGCACGACGTCACGATCATCACCACCCGCAAACTGGCGCGGGCTCGGGTGATGGGAGTTCCGCCGGAAGAATTCGGGATCGAGCGCGCGGCGCGCAACATCAAGGATTGCAATTACTGCTTCCATGAAGTTGTGACCAAGACGCGGGGACAGCTGATCAATGAGGGATTCGATCGGGACCAGGTTCTCGGCCTGACAGCGTTCAGCGGCCAGAGCCCGAACAACGTTGAAACCTTGGCCAGAGATTCGGTCCAGGAGCATTTCATCACGTCCTCTGACGTCGATGCTCTGATGCAATTGGTTCGCATCACCGAGCATTATATCAGGATGGACTACGAGGGGCGTGGAACTCCATGCCTTTACATGGTGATAACCGGAGGAGATCAGGCCGATATCCTGAAAAAGGGCGGCAAAGAAGTTGTCGAGCCGGTTGATATCATTCCGTTCGCCGCGACCACTCCGGTTCCGATCACGCATCGATTCTTTGGCCGGTCGATGGCTGATCTCGTCATGCCGACGCAACGAATTAAGACTGCGTTGCTCAGAAATGGGCTTGATAGCCAATATTTATCAACGGGCGCAGATGTTGAATTACCTGAGGCCGCGAGTGGTCCAAGTACGATTGATGACTTGCTTGGTCCTAAACGTCCAGGTCGAGTGATTCGTACCAAAGCGGCTGGTCTTTTGAAATGGCAAGAGATTCCGGATACATCCGCCTCGGCGTTTAAAGCAATGGAGTATATGGATAGCCTGCTGGAGTCTCGTACCGGCTTGGCCAAGCAGACGCAGGGCTTAGATGCCAACGCGCTGCAAAACCAATCGGCTACCGCGGTGGCTCAGGTATTCTCGGCCTCTCAGATGCGCGTCAAACTGGTGGCTCGTATCATGGCCGAGGGCGTGCGGGAAATCTTCGCGCTGCTGCACCATACGATCAGATCGCACGGGCAGGAAGAACAGACCGTTCGGCTTCGCAATAAATGGGTACCGGTCGATCCGCGCAACTGGAAAACCCGCGACGACATGACAATTAATGTCGGGCTTGGAACCGGTGGCAAGGCCCAGCAGTTCGCTCAGACCATGGCGATAGCCAATGTTCAGAAGGAAATGTTGGCTGGCGGAAAGTCGAATTTGGTTGGAGATCGGGAATTATACAATACTGCGTCCGAGCTCACCAAGATCATGGGCCACAAGAACCCGGATCAGTTTTTCAATGATCCCACCGCCAAAGATCCTAAGACCGGGCAATTGCTGCATCCGCCTGCTCCGCCTGCACCTGATCCTAAATTGCAGGTCGAGCAGCTCAAGCAGCAGGGTCAACAGCAGATCGCCCAGCAGAAACAGGCTCATGATCAGGCGACCGCCCAAGCTGACATGCTTCATCAGCAGATCAAAGCTCAGGCTGATATCGAGGTTGCCAAGGTCAAGGCCGATCTCGACGCCAAGATTGCGATCATCAACGCGCATATCGCGGCAATCCAGGCTGAGCAGAAAATGCGGCAGGGTGCTCAGTTGCATCACGCCGATGTTGTTTCGAAGGTCGTCGATATGGCGGCTACAGCCCATGCGCACGATACGAAAATGGAACATGCTCAAGCTACGCATGAGGCAAAATTAGAGCAGATGAGGCAGAAACCGGAGCCAAACAATGCAAAATGATGAAGACCTGATCAAATTTCTCCGCGACAAGACCCACATGGCTCGGTTTGGACAGGGCGAGATCCGGGAAATCCTGGAGCGGCTCCGCTCGGAGGGTTGGGATATCGTCAAGGCTCCATCGCCGGTCATCGCTATGGGCGAAGACAGCATGAAGCTTGCTTCGAAGCCCGTTTTTGCGATGCCCATGGCAGACCCTGCGACCGCAGTGGATGGCCCGCAATACCATGTTGCGCTCTCTGGCGAGATCGAGCGATCCGACGCGGTCAACGAGCCGGTAAACGCCCAAGTCGAGGGTGGAGATGTCCCGGATGAGGACAAAATCATCTGATGATCGACGAGCACAAGCTTCTTCGCGATCAGGCCAAAGCCTCTCGCGCACAGGACTTGATCGAGAACGAACTGCTTCAGGAAGCCTTCAAGACGCTTGAGGACGCCTACACTTCGGCCTGGCGCACCTCGAGCGTTGCCGACACCGCAGCACGGGAAAAGCTATTCCTCGCGGTCAATATCGTCGGCAAGGTCAGGGGTCACCTGACTGCGGTACTGAATAACGGCAAGCTTGCTGCACAAGAGCTGCGGGCGATTGCCGACACTGCCGAGCGCAAAAAGCGCTACGGAATCATCTGAACTCAGGATCAATTCATGACCGACAAAACCACGCAGTTCGCGGGGAATATGAGCCATATTGCCTTGATGCAGCGCCCTTACGGGCCGCGCCTGCATATGGACGAGAATACGGTCACAGCGGCTCCTGAGCCGCTTCCGCTGCCCGCTGATACTCCAGATAGCTTCGACAGCCCCGAGGCGGCCGCCCGCTACATGAATGCGCTTCCCGAGAAGCGCCAGAAACAACCTGCCGAGAGCGCGCAAGCCGCGACCGCAGATACAGAATTGTCCGTTGAGGACGACGCTGGCCCGGAAACGGTCCCCGGCGAGACGCAGGAGGCTGATCCGGAAGACAATCTTCCGTCCATCGAGCCCCCGAGGTCTTGGACGAAGGAAGAGAAGGAAGCATTCAAATCCTATCCCCGCGACGCGCAAGCATTGATTTCTGCGCAAGTGGCTAGGCACGAAGCTGATTTCCTCCGCCGTTCAAACGAAACCGCTGAAAAGCTCAAGGGCCTCACGGTCAAGGAGCAGCAGGCGGAAGAGGCAAGGCAGAAGTACGAGGCCAAACTCCCCGAAGTCATGCAGGGATTGGTCGACGTCAACAACCGCGATTATGCCGACATCAAGTCACAGGCCGATATCGATACCTTGATCAGGGTCATGAATCAGCTTGCGGCGACTGATCCAGTTCAGGCCCAGCAGATCAATGCATATCTGACGGGCTGGCAACTGCATCAGGCCAAGATGGCGGCCACGAAAGCGGAACTTGACCAGACCAATCAACGCAAGACCCAAAAGGAACAGGCTGACTGGGCCGAGTTCATCTCGACGAACAACGCCAAAGCTGCAGAACGCATTCCCGAACTTGCTGACCCCGAAAAATCACAGGCGCTGACCACCAAGGCCGGCGATCTCCTGCGAACAATCGGGTTCACCGAGGATGATCTGAATGGTTTCCAGAGAGGCGAGAAAATCTCGCCCTATGACCATCGCATGCAGGATCTCATTTTCAAGGCGATCCAGGCACAGGACATCCAGCAGGCCAAGGCAGCGATTCCAGGTAAGCTTGCCAAACCCCTCCCTCCCGTACAGCGACCCGGTGTGGCGCGCGGCCCTGGTGCCGGCGTTTCCGAGCGTATCCAAGCCCTCGATTCAAAACTCACAAATTCCGGCTCACTTGACGATGCATTCGCCCTACTAAGTGCGAAGCGGTCACAGCGCCGGGCCTGACAAAAGGACATAAGGAACTATGGCACTCCCAACCAACACCTTCGCGACGCCGGAAGCGATCGGCAATCGTGAGGACCTGTCGGATATGATTTATCGCATCGATCCGACCGATACCCCGTTCATGTCGTCGATCGCCCGTGAAAAGGCGACCGCCGTCAATCACGAATGGCAGACCCAGGCTCTTGCGGCGGCCGATGGCACCAACGCCCAGCTCGAGGGTGATGACCCCACGACCAACTCCACGACGCCTACCGTGCGTCTCGGCAACCAATGCCAGATCAGCTACAAGGTTGCCCGTGTCTCGGGTACCCAGCAGGCCGTTCAGCATGCCGGCCGCGACAATGAGCTGGCCTATCAGGAGATGCTCAAGGGTCTTGAGCTGAAGCGCGATCTCGAAACCATCCTGGCGGGAACCAACCAGGCCAAGGTGGCTGGCGCCGACGCAACTCCCCGCAAGACAGCTTCCGTCCTGTCGTGGATCAAGTCGAACACCTCAAAGGGAACTGCGGGCGGCGCTGCCGATCCGGCTGCGGCTGATGGTACGGGTTCCAGGACTGATGGCACCCAGCTTGCCTTCACCGAAAACCGCATGAAAACCGTCCTATCCTCGATCTGGACCAATGGCGGCAAGCCGGGAACGATCATGACCGGCGCCTTCAACAAGCAAGTGTTTTCGACCTTCACCGGCCGGTCTTCCGCGATCGAACAGGCGTCAAGCAAGAAGATCGTCGCATCTGTCGACGCTTACGAAAGCGATTTCGGCAAGCTCAAGGTCGTCGCCGATCGCTTTCAGCGGGCTCGCGATGTCCTGATCCTCGAAATCGAGAAATGGGCGCTCGCCTATCTCAACGGCCGCAACATGATCTCCATTCCGCTCGCCAAGACCGGCGATTCGGATCGACGTCAGATTCTGGCCGAATACGCCCTCGTCGCCCGCAACGAGAAATCGTCGGGCGGCGTTTTCGACAACACTACCTCGTAAGGAGACTGGATCATGGGTACCACAGACACATTTGACAGTCCCCTGAAGGCTGCACCACTCGCGACTGCCGATCAATTCCCGATCAAGGATAGCGCTACCGGTCGGGCGGCAACGGCAACGGTCGGAGATCTGATGGGCGGCTCAAAGGCTGTTGTTGCAGTCAGTGCGGCTTCAACCGTTCTGACCGTGACGCAGGCGGCTCACGGTAACCGCAGGATCATCCTCAACAACACCGCCCCGATCGCCGTCACGCTTCCCGCCGCCACCGGAACCGGTGCGGCCTATGAGTTTGTCATCAACGTGGCAGCGACCGCAACGCAATCGACTATCAAGGTTGCGAACACGGTCGATGTCATGCAGGGCCTGATTGTTTCCCTGAACACCACGGCGGGCGTTCTGATCGGGTTCAAGAATACGGCGACCAGTGACACCATCACGCTGAACGGAACGACCACGGGAGGCGGTGCGGCTGCGGTCTATACCATCACGGATATCGCGGCTGGCTTCTTCCAGATCCTCGGTATGGATACGGCCGCAATGACCACGACGCCCCTGTCGGCCACCGTCTGATGCAGGTCAACCTGACGGGCATTTCGATCCTTCTCGCAATGCCCGTCTTCGACAATATTCCAGCAGGCACCGTCAAATGCCTGCTGGAAACTCAATCCGCCTGTGCGAGGCATGGGATCGCGATCGATATCGAGATGAATGTAGGAAGCACCGTGTTTCACGCACGGTCGCTCGCTGCACACCGGTTTCTCAAGAGCGAGCATAACCGGATGTTCATGATCGATTCCGATATGGTCTGGACGACGGATAGCTTCTTCAGGCTGCTGGCGCTCTCGACCAAAATGGATTGTGTCAGCGCGACCTATACAGCCAAGACCGAGCCGGCCAAATTCTATGTTGGGCTGAAGAACACATCAAAGGTCGTCCCCAACCAATGGGGATGCATGCCGATTGAAGGTGTCGGGCTCGGCTTTACCATTGTGACCCGGAAGCTAATGGAGGAACTGGCCAAGAAGGCTCCTCTCTTGACCTTCAGCGTCAGTCTTCCCGGTGAAAAGGTCGCGAAGATCTTCCGCTTCGATGAACCGGACGGTGAGGCGAGGGGCGAGGATATGGCGTTCTTCTCGGATGTGAAAGCGCTGGGATATCAGCCGTATCTCGATCAATCGGTTGATCTCGGACATATCGGGACAAAGGAATACCGCGGCAGGTTCGCGGATCAACTGGTGCGGATTTAACTGGGGCATTTCGCCCCCTTTTTATGAGGAACGAACATGACTCTTCCAACCGTCCACCCGACGCTCAGGGAACATGCCGTCAATACCAGTACCGTGGCCGATTCCAGTGCGGCGGTTTCCATGTACGCGCGCGCGCCGTTTCGGGGAAAGATCGTCAAGCTTGGCGTTGTCCTGGGCGCTGTCGTGGACTCTGATCGCGTGTTCACCGCAAAGATCAACGGCACTGCTATCACCGGTGGGGCTTTGACCGTCGCGGCTTCTGGCTCCGCTGCTGGAGATGTCAAATCCCTCGTCCCCACTGCGTTGAATTTCTGCAACGAAGATGACACGCTCGAGATCCTGTCGGACGGCGCCGGCTCGACCGCCTGCGTTACGAATGGCTTCTTCGTCATTCAGACGGCGTAACGCTCATGGCTGGATATGAGAAGCAACACGCATCGCGCAACGGTGTCACGCAGAGTATTGCATATGACACCACGACAGCGATCACTAATGCGTTCGGATCTGAGACATATCAAATCCGCCTTTGTGCGGATTCTGCCTGCAACTATCGCATTGGGGACGGTGCGCAGACCGCGACGACAGCAGACCCGTTTCTTCCCGCCAATTTTGTCGAGTATGTCACTGTAAGTCCGGGACAACGGATTTCCGCCCTCAAGGCTGCAACAAATGGTCTTGTAACGGCGACAGCCGGGACGTTGTGGGTCACGGAGCTCTCCTAAATGCTCGCCAAGATCCACCTCGATAGCAACGGCCAAGACATCACTATCGAGCATCTTCAGGACGTCGAGCCAATCCTCGATTGGAATCGCGAGGCGCGGCGCGAAGAACAGCATAGCGATTGGGGACGCCATGTCGCACGTATTCCCAACGTAATCATGGTGAAATGGCTCGATGAGGAACTCAACCGTGGCAATACCACGCTGCGGATGTTCACGCCGGAATTCGATGCAATCGTTCAGCGCAAGCTCGAGGACCCGGAATATGCCTATCTCCGGGTTGACAGGCCGAAACTACAGGCCGGCTGGCGATGATCACTGATTACACCAGCCTGCAAGCGGCCGTGATTGAGTGGCTGGCACGCGATCAGGATACGACCTTGATTGCGAGAATCCCGACCTTCATTCAGTTGTTCGAATCCAAGATGAATCGGGAGTTGTTCGTCAGGCAGATGGAACTGCGCTCGACTACCCCAGTCAATATTCTCTCGGCCGAGCCTGAGTTCATATCTCTTCCCTTAGACTTTCAGTCGATGAGGCGCGTCAGGCTATCGAGCGTCACGGGCAAACCTGCGCTCGAATTCCGTTCAGCTCTCCAGATGGATGAGCTTCGCCTGTCGAGCGGGAATATCGCTGGACAACCCCGGTATTTCTCGGTGTTCGGCGTTGAGATGGAGCTGCTGCCGACACCTGACCAAAACTATACAATCGAGATGGTCTATCGGCAGAATATCCCTGCACTATCGACGACGAATTCAACGAATTGGCTGCTTACCATGGCGCCTGACCTCTACCTCTATGGAGCGCTGCTCGAATCCGCTCCGTACATCAAGGAGGACGCGCGGATTCAGACATGGGGGCTCGGCTTCCAATCAGCTCGGGATAGTCTGAATGTGCTGGGGATGACATCCACGTTCAATGCTGGACCACTACAGGTCCGCAGTTCCGGGCTAACGCCATGACGACGTGGACCCCGGCAACGATCCAGGCTGAAACATGGATATCCGAAAGCGGCTTAACGAGGGGATTCGATCCGGCCGGCTTCGATAATTCACCGCGCTTCGATACCGGAGAAGCTGGCGGCAGATGGACTCAAAATGTCATTCAAGCTGAAACATGGACGCCTGAAATCTGATGTCTAGCATTACGCACCGCAAGGTAACGAGCGGAACGGTCAATTCTGCGGTTGAGGTCGATCTTTCGGATTGGAATGACACGCATGTCGTCACTGGACTGACGATCGGTTCTGATGTTCAGGCGCATGATCTTACGCTCGATGCTCTTGCTGCGCTCGATTCAACGGCAGGTCTCGTCGTCGAAACTGCTGCGGACACCTTCACTAAACGGACCATTACGGGCACAGCCAGTCGCATTTCCGTCACGAATGGCGCAGGTACGGCAGGCGATCCGACACTTGATATCGATGCTGCCTATGTCGGGCAGGCGAGCATCACCACAGTCGGAACGATTGCCGCTGGCACCTGGCAGGGTACCAAGGTCAATCTGACCTATGGTGGCACAAACGCCGATCTGAGCGCAACCGGTGGCGCGGGTCAATATCTCAAGCAGGTCACGACAGGCGCGGCTGTTACGGTCGGGACGATCCCTGCCTCCGACATTGCCAGCGGGACGGCGCTCACCAAGACAGACGACACTAACGTCACGCTGACGCTTGGTGGTACACCGACAACCGCGTTGCTGAAGGCAACATCGCTCACTCTGGGTTGGACCGGGACGCTCGCCGCGGCGCGTGGAGGATTTGGTGCCGATGTCAGCGCGCAATCCGGCGTGCCTCTGTTCTCCGCTGGTGTTGCGACATTCACCAGTACCAGCGGCAGCGGCAACTTCGTTCGGGTCACCTCGGCGACTCTTGTCACGCCGGCGCTGGGAACGCCTTCGTCAGGAACGCTGACAAGCTGCACTGGGCTTCCGATCTCGACCGGTCTCACTGGAGCCGGCACGGGCGTGCTGGCTGGGCTGGCGGTCAATGTCGGTACGGCCGGATCACCGGTTCTCAATGGCGGTGTGCTCGGCACACCATCATCTGGCACGTTGACGAGCTGCACTGGTCTTCCGCTGTCGACGGGCGTCACCGGAAATCTATCGGTCAACAATCTCAATAGTGGAACCAGCGCTTCATCTACGACATTCTGGCGAGGTGACGGAACATGGGTTACGCCATCGGGTAGTGGTGATGTTGTAGGACCAGCAGCCGCCACGGCCAATGGATTTGCCGTCTATAATGGAACGACAGGCAAACTCATCAAGGATCATGCCGCGACGATCGCGCTTGCCTCAGAAGTCTCCGGCGCTCTGCCTATCGCCAATGGTGGCACGGGTGGAACAAGCGGGGCAATGTCCATCATCAGCTTCGGTGCTAATACCGCGCTCGCAGGCGGTGCAACCGTATTCTACGGACCAGGATTTTCCAGCGCCTCTGATGCTAATTATGTAATAATACCTAGAGCTGGTACGCTGTCTAATTTGACATTCCAATGCAACAACGCCCCCGGCGGTGCTCAAACATTTACTATCACGCTGGACAAAGGAACTGGTGCCACTGCTTTGACCTGTACTGTTACTGGTGCCAGTCAAACTGCATCGGATAACACGCATACCGTTAGTGTGGTTCAAGGAGATTTTCTATCCATCAAAGCGGTCGCGTCTGCAACTGCAGCGACCAGCACAGGTAATTATTCTAGTATCGTCTTCACTCCAACTTAAAGGTCCTTTGATGACATTTCCTGGCACTTTTTGCATTGATGACTTTGGCACTATTGGTGCGGGTGACGATACCCCTGCATGGCAAGGAGCGCTGAATGCCGCGAAGGCATGGGGAGGTGGAAGAGGGGGCGGAGTTGTTTATGCGCCTTCTCGACACTATACGGTTAGCTCTCTCGATTTCACTGGCTGCCAGTTCACGACGATTGAAGCCAACAATTCATGGCTTCATGGAATTATCCAGACAACCCCCTCCGCTATCCTAGATATGACCGGAAGCAGCGATTGTCGTGTTCGCGGCATCACGTTCGGCGGATTGAATGCGGGCGGTACGCCATCGACGGGCGTCAAGCCGTTGGCCGGCCTTCTCGTCGCCGAGAGCATGATCAAGAACGACAGCACAGCCAATAAGTTTTATGATCTCGGCAGCGTTGGGGCTTTTGGCTCTGGCGCTCTATGTCTTATCGCCGCTCCGGATAATATGTTTGTGGGTTGCGGGTTTCAGCAGTGGGATGCTTCGGCACCTTGTCTGAACATGAGCATTCACCCGGATTGGGGAATCGTATCGCATTTCAAGCCGATCACGGATGGTGTCGGGTCCAACATGGGCGACACTACATTTCTGGCATGTGAGTTTCACGGCAACTATCTGAATGCGCCTTACTACTGGACGACGTATATGCGAGACTGTGACAACGTTCGTTTTATCGGCGGCAATCATGCAGTTTCCGGCGGCCGCGCTCATATGCTATTTCAGGGTCACTGCAAACGCATCACTAGTATAGGCCAGAGTTTCTATTCAGACACGGGTGTTGGTCCACAATTCATGTTTGAGGTCGATCAGGCAGCGTCATCTGTCTCTGATCTCTGTGTGGTTAATTCGAATCTTGCTGCGACATTCTCAGGAATTACGGGAGGGCCAGGAGGATTTCCTGGATTTCGTATTCTGTAGATATGTCGCTAAATCTGAAATGGACTGCCGCGATCTGGGATCATCCCTAACACCACAACCCCAAGGCGATCAATGACCGATAGGCTATTCTGATGCCGCTTCTTCAGTTTTCAGATTGGCGGCCAGATACTTCTGATTATGAAGGAACGAGCCTGCACAATATCCTCAACGTCGTTCCGCGCGGCGATGGATATGGACCTTTCCCAAGCTTTGCGGCCTATACGTCAGCTCTCGTCGATATCTGTCGCGGCGGTTTCTATGCCCTTAAATCCGATGGCTCGGTGGTCGTGTTCGCGGCGACCAAGCATGGTCTTTACATGCTGGACAATACGACGTTCACATGGAAAGGCGTTGGCGTTCCGGCTGCTGTCGCCTCGATCTCGAATGCAAGTCCAGGCATTGTCACTTATACGAATGATTTCGTTGCCAATGAGCCTGTTCAATTCTCCACCACGGGAACGCTTCCGGCCCCGCTAACGGCAGCAACGACCTACTATGTCAGCGCTACGGGTCTTTCTGGAAGTGTGTTCAGCGTGTCGGCTACGGTGGGTGGCGCGCGCATCAATACGACGACGGGCGGCAGCGGTACGCATTCTGTAACCTCGCATTATCTTGATGTTGGATCTTCTGCGCAATGGCAGTTTGCCCAGACCGGAAATCTGGTCTTTGCGACACAAGCCAATGTGGTATTGCAAGTCTTCGATCTGTCGTCTTCGGCAACCTTCGTCAATGCACTCGGTTCACCTCCTCAGGCGGCCTATATCAGTGTCGTCGGGCGTTTCCTTGTGCTCTCAGGTCTTCTCTCGCTTCCGTATCGCATACAATGGTCTGGCCTGAATAACTTCAACGCATCGGATAGCTGGACCAGCGGCATCAAGTCGAGCGATTTTCAGGACTTTCCGGACGGTGGTATTGTTCGCGGAGTGGCTGGTGGTGAGGCCGGGATTATCTTTCAGGACCAGGCCATACGGCGAATGTCCTACGTTCCCGGTTCTCCGATTATCTTCCAGATTGACCGCATCACGCAGGACAAGGGCCTTTTTGCTCCCTATTCCATTATCCGTGCCGGCGAACTGATCTTTTTCTATGCAGGTCAGGGCTTCTACAAGATCGCTCCCGGTGGAGTACCGGAGCAGATCGGCCGGGAGAAGGTCGACCGTACCTTCCTGCTTGATCTCGACAAGGGCAATCTTCAACTTTTCATGGGGGCGTCAGATCCTCGAACGACATGGGTTTATTGGGCCTACAAGTCAGTATCAGGTATCGTTGGCAATTATGACAAGATCCTCGGATATGACTACTTGCTTGATCGATTTTTCACGGTTTCACAGACTGGAGAATATCTGCTCGGTATCTCGCAGACCGGTCTAACCTTGGAAAATCTCGATACGATATCGTCATCGATCGATGCTCTCACGCTTTCGCTCGATTCCTACGCAACGGCGGTTCAACCGCAAATAGCTCAGTTCAATTCGTCGCATGTGCTCGGGTTCTTCTCTGGAGCACCTCTTGAGGCCATGATTGAAAGCTCTGAGCAGGGCGACGACGATATCAGGGTCACGCTGCGAGGTTTCCGTCCGATCACGGATTCGCCGGATGTGCGGGGTTCCGTCACCTATCGGGATACGCAGGCTTTGACCTCGATCCTTGGAAATGAAGTGGCCATGAGCACTCGGACAGGCCGATGTGATATGATGAGGGACGCTCGCTATATCCGCTATAAGGTGCGCATTCCGGCCGCAACGGTGTGGACCTATATCGTCGGTGTCGTACCTGACGTAACTACGAACGGAACAAATTAATGACAGCCTACGTTCCAGGCATCACGGAAACCGATCTCAAGAAGATCATTCTATCGCTTCAACAACTCGCTGCCGGTCGATCGAACGCAACTGGAACGGTGACGCTGGCTACTGGATCGGCAACCACGGTCGTCACTCCGACGCAAACAGGAACGATCGCGACGGGCTCACAGCCAATTCTGACGCCAATCACGGCGAATGCCGGGACTGAGTTTGGCTCTGGAAGTTGGTACGTGTCGACGGTAGCCAATGGAAGCTTCACGATCACCCATACCGTTAGTGCAACGACTGGGCGCACGTTTTTGTATGCCATACTCGGCTAGTCTCGCTTGCGTCGATCCAGCGCGAATAGCTGACGTCTGGCCGCATGCACGACATCTGATCAAATCTGCGATTGATCAAACTGGACTGAGTGATTTTGCCGAGTTCGAGGGTGAAGTCCTCGCTGGCAGGCAACTGCTCTGGTTGGCGATCGTCAATAAGTCGATTGAAGCCGCCGCAACCACGCATCTGACGCTGACTAATGGCGACAAGGTTTGCGTCCTGACAGCCTGCGCCGGTCATCACAGAGCCAATTGGTTGCCACTTCTGCAGAGGCTTGAAGCTTTTGCAAAAGATGAAGGTTGCGCAGTCATGAGAATATTTGGCCGGAAAGGCTGGCATCGCGTGCTTGACGGTTATCACGTCGAGCATGTGGTTTTAGAGAAGGAGTTAGCCTGATGGGCGGACAGAGCAGCAGTCAGCAGACCCAGAACAGCACTACGCAGCCGTGGACCGCCGCGCAGCCTGCCTTGCAGGGTATCCTGGGCCAGATCAGCACGGGCTTGAACAACACGGGCCTGACCGGGCAGGAAAACGGCGCGATCAATACGCTCGAGCAGAACGCCGGACAATCTGGCCAATTCGCTCCTCAGATCAAGCAATATGCGACCGATCTATTTGGAGGCGGCGGTGCTACGGATCAATCCGGCAACGTCAATGCCAACTATCAGCGCTATGTCGACCAGACAAATCCGCTGGCCTCGAATACAAACTACAATCCGATGAGCACGCCGGGCTTCAGTGATGCGCTGAACACGACGATCGGTGATATCACCAACAGCACGAACGGCCAGTTCGCAGCCGCCGGTCGGGATTTCTCAGGAATGAACTCCCAAACGCTTGGTCGTGGCATCCTGCAAGGTGTGGCTCCAACTATCGCAGCGCAATATAATCAGAACGTCCAGAACCAACAGGGCGCAGCCGGCAATCTCTATCAGGCTGGTAATACGACTGCCGGCCTTCAAACCGGGATGAGCCAACAAGCTCTGGCAAATCGAGGGCAGGGCGTGACTGCAGCAGGTGCGGCTACGGATGCCGCCAATGCGCCGGCAAACGCCATATTACAGGCTGAAGCGGCGCGACGAGGGATCCCTGTGCAGGCTCTTGGATTGCTTGCCCAGATCGGAATCCCGATTGCTGGGCTAGGTTCACAGTCCACCGGTCAGTCTCAGGGCACCCAGCAGATGAGCGGAGCCGATCAGTTCGCCAAGATCACGGGCGGTATCGGCTCGCTCATTCCCAAGGCTCCCATGACGTTTAACTTCTGAGGATCGAAATGGGCCTGTTGGACGCATTGTTCTCCGATAGCAGCGGAGGGCTCCTCGGTGGCTTGCCCCGTGACTGGCAATATCAGAATCCGCAATCGCAGGGATTTGGACCAGTTTTTGCCAACCAGCCGGATCAAAAGCCGCTGAATCCTGTTGAACAGCAGATGATGAGCCTGTTGTCTCGCCCCGGCTATCAGCCCGGCTTGCCTGATCCTGTGCCTGGCGCACCAACGCCTCCAGCAAGCATTGTGCCGCCGCAGGCCGCTCCCCAGCCTGAGCGCGCCTCGCCGATCGCAGTCGGCGGTTATCAGATGCCGCGCGTGGGAAATCCCGACCTCTACCAGTCGCAACAGGTCGATACCCCTCCAGCCGCTCAGCCAACACAGGGAACGTCTACGCCTCCTGCCGTCCAAGCCGCATTCATGCAGCCGCCGAGTGCGAGCGGCTTCGGTGGTGCGCTCCGTGGTGCCATGGCCAATCTGCAAGGTGGTCCGCTTGGCTTGATCGCAGGCGCGCTCGCCGGTGGCTTCGGCATGGGGCAGGGTTCGCCGCAGGATATTATGCGGCAGAACCAGCAGGCCCAATATCAGGCTTTCATCGGGTCTGGCATGACGCCGCAGAACGCCATGCTTGCCGTGCTCAATCCTGAAGCTGCAAAAACACTGGTAAGTGAAGCGCTGACGAACAAGGAAAAATACCAGAAAACAGGCGTCGACGCCTTCGGGAATGAGAATTACGGTTTCGTAAACGAGCGCGATCAGACCATCAATGGCCGTCCGATCGGACCGGGCGAGACCGGCGGATCGCCTGCAAGCGGTGGCTTCCTCGCACCTGGCGTCAAATCGATCGACAGCAGCCTGACAGGTCAGGACTATCTCAAGCAATTTTCCCCGGAAATTCAGGCGGCTGTGGATAATTATGTCCAAGGCAAATCAACACCAACTGGAAATCCGCGTAAGGGCTTCACGCAAACCGTGAAGATGATCGCGCAGAAATACGGCGCCGATACTGGGCAGCAGGTCGACGATGCTACATTCGCCGCGCGCAAGACCATGCGCAATCAGCTCAGTTCGAGCGCGCCGGCATCCCTTGGCGGACAGATCAATATCGGCAATACGGCGGCCGGCCATTTGGCTGATTTGAGCCAAAAAGCGCTCGATCTCGGCAATTGGGATACTGGCATTGCTCCCTTGACCTCGCTCGTCAACGCTGCGCGCGGCCTTGGCACTGAGCAGGCCGCCAAAATGGAAGCCCTGAAAGGCGCCGCACAGCACTACGGGCAGGAAATCACGAAATTCTATGCGGGTTCACCAGGCGGCACGGCCGAGCGCGATCGCTTCATCGAGAGCGTCAATGGAGCTCGCAGCCCGAAGGAACTGGCGGCTATTCTGGCGACGGAAGGCGAACTGATGCGCTCCCGACTGGATGCCCTCGGCGGCCAGATCAGTGGCGTTCTTGGCGAGGAAGGAGCGAAGCAATACCCGGTTCTGAGACCGGACGGACAGGCCGCGCTGGCCAAGGTCGAGGCCAATGTCTCGCGGCTGCGTGGCGGACAATCTTCTAACACTTCAGTCCAGGCCGGCGCTCCTGCGCCAGGCGCCTATGTTTGGTCGCCTGATGGCGGGGTAAAACCTAAATGACCATCACCGTTACTGCTCCGAACGGTGCGACCGTCGATTTTCCTGATGGGACAGACCATGCCACCATCAACGGCGTGATGATGCAGCATTTTCAGGGAGCACCCGCCGCACCGCCTCCCGACAAATACCAGCAAGCCGCGCTAGACGAACAGGCCCAGCTCAAAGCGGCGGGAGGCGACACCGGCGCCGGCTACACGCGGCGGCTCGCCCATGGCGCGACCCTTGGGGCCGATAGTACCATTCTGGCCGGGCTTGAAACTCCCTTGGAAATGATCCGACAGGGCACGTTCAGCCCGTCCGAAGGCTATAACTACGCCAAAGCCCGCGAAGACCTGATTATGAACAAGGCCCGGGAGAACACCGGTGCGCTCGGGACCGCAGCAGAGGTGCTCGGGGGAGGCGTAAGCGGCGCGGGGCTGGCGGCTGGCGGCGTAACTGCTAGTCGGTTTCTGGCCCCGAACGCCAATGTGATCAGGCGGGCTTTGGCCGGCGCGGCCGATGCTGGCGCGCTGGGCGGGTTCTCCGGGGCAATGGAAGGTAATGGCCTAGCAGAGCGGGGCACCAACGCCGTCAAGGGCGCGCTCACCGGTGCGGCCTTGGGCGGGGCATTACCCTTGGCAGGCGCGGCGGCCGGTGCGGTGGCCTCACCGGTGATTTCCAATATCCGGGCCCGGATCAATCCGGAGGGCTATGCCAATTCCCAGATTGCCCGAGCAATCAGCGAAAGCGGACAGAACCCGGCTGCGCTTGACGCCTCGGTCCAACAGGCAGCCCGCGAGGGTCAAGGCGTCTTCAATATCGCCGATGCCATGGGAAATGCTGGACAGGAGATGCTTGGTGCTGCGGCTAGAGGGGCCGGTCCTGGACGTACAGCGGTCGTCAATGCGCTGGAAGGCCGACAGGGCACGCAAGGACGTCGGATCTCCAACGCGCTTGCTGAAGGCTTTAATGCCCCGGAAACGGCCGCCCAGACCGAAGCCCAGATGACAGCGGCGCGCGGGGCTGCGGCGGATACCGAATATGGCGCGGTGCGAACTGGATCAGCACCTGTCGATCTGGTTGGCCCGATCAATCATCTGGATCGAATTATCGGAACCCAGCCGGGACAGGTTGTGACCCCGGCAAACGATAGTATCGAAGCTGCTTTGACGCCCTTCCGCCAGCGTCTGGCGCGGGTCAACCCAGATGATTTCGAGGCTGTGCAGCGGATTCGCGGAGATATGGCGGATGCAGCAGAAGCGGCGCGCCGTGGCGGCCAGGGTAACCGGGCCCGGCTGATCGGCGGTGCGGTGCGTCAGCTCGATACGGCCATGGAGGCGGCTAGTCCCGGCTATCGGCAGGCAAACGCCAATTTTGCGCAGGCTTCACGCAATATCGATGCCATCCAAGCTGGACGACAAGCGGCAACACGCGGCCGCACCGAAGATACCATTACGGCTTTTCAGGCGCTCCAACCGCAGGGCCAGCAGGCGTTCCGGGCCGGCTATGTGGACCCTCTGATCGCCCAGACTCAAGGGGCGGCTTTTGGCGTGAACAAGGCGCGACCTCTGTTGAACGATGCATTCCAGACTGAAGCGCAGGCCATGTCCCCAAGAGGACAGCTTGTAAACGGCCGTGTTGTACCCGGAATGAATGTGCAACCAGCATTTCCGCTCATGCAGCGCCGAATCGGCCGCGAACAGACAATGTTCGAAACGCGAAATACGGCGTTAGGTGGATCGCCCACAGCCAAGAACCTCGCGCATGATACCGCCATGGGCGTCAGTCCGCACCTAATCGGTCAAGTCCTGACTGGCAACGTTCATGGAGCTATCCGCAGCGTTCTCGCGGCTGGTCATAATGCCCTGACTGGAAACACGCCGCAGGTGCGCCAGCAGATCGCTAACGTCCTCCTGCGCAATGGCTCGAATATGGCCCCTGGCCAGCTCCGAGATATGGTGCAGAATACCGTTGCGCGGATTCAGTTCGTGCAGAACATTGCTCGCAATCTCGGTCGAGGAGCAGCAGGCGGCCTAGCGATCGAGGGCGGACAGCGCCGTCAATGAAGAGCCCAATAGATCGCGGCGAAGGTCGCCAGCCATCCAATTGCATAAGCCAGAGCTCCAGGAGCTCCGCTGCCGAATATTGGCTCGCGGGGCTTCGGTCGGTCGGACTTCCATTCCTTGGGGAGAAGGTCAAAATCCATGGCCGTTCTTGATCCTCAATATATCGACGCAATCAAATCGATCGAAGGATACGCTCCAACCGCATCATGGGATTATAAGCAATATAGCTCAGGCTATGGAACGAAAGCCCAGCCCGGCGACGAGAATATCCCGCCTGATCAGCTAAAAAATGTTTATGAGCAGCGATTTCAAGACGAACTAGCCCAAGCCGCCGCGCATGTCGATTCGGTCAATCCTAATCTTCCTCCGGGGCCTCGGGCTGCTCTCACCTCCCTGACCTATAACGCCGGCCCCGGCTGGTCACAATCAGGGCTGGGTGATCTCGTTCGCAAGGGAGATCTAGAAGGCGCTGCAGCTCGCATGCAGCAATACAATAAGGCTGGCGGTGAAGTTAACCCCGGCTTGGTTGCGCGGCGAGCGAAAGAGGCGGCTTGGTTCTCGCAATATCCGCAGGCGGCTCCAGCAGCCTCACAGCCCGCCATGATCGCCCCGCAAGCACAGTCAGCTCCTATCTTCGCGCAGGCACCACAGGCCGCCCCACAGCCTCAGCAGCAATATGCCAGCGCGCCGGCTTATGTCCCCGATACGCCGCAACAGCCTTTGAACCCGATCTTCGCCAGCCCGCGCCGGCCGGTCGATCTATCGAAGCTCCGCGCGGCATTCCAGCCGCCGCAATTCTACAGAGGATAGCCGATGACGCTCTATAAATGGTCCCAAACGGCTGCCTCTGACGCGACTGCGGATTCAACGATCAATTGGGCTGAAGGACAGGCACCATCCTCTGTGAACGACTCTGCTCGCGCCATGATGGCAGCCACGGCGAAATATCGCGACGATATTGCTGGCGCGATCGTAACTGGAGGAACATCCACAGCCTACACGGTAACCAGTTTTCAGGTGTTCGATACGCTCGCTCATTTGAATGGGCAGATGATCGCGTTTACGCCGCACGCTACGAATACGGGCACTACAACTCTGAATGTGGATGGACTTGGTGCCAAACCTCTCCGTCCTTCTCCTAGTCTTGAGCTTCCGTCCGGATCGCTCATTCTCGGAACGCCATATGTTGTTACCTACAACAACAGCGATGCAGTGTTCTACCTTCAAGGTGGAAATACTAATGCATATAATATTCCTCTTGGTGGCGGAATGATTTACATGGGCTCGACTGCGCCAAATAGCGCATTCGTTCTGCCTTATGGTCAGGCAATCTCGCGCACGACTTATGCGACATTGTTTGCATTGGCAGGAACGACGTTTGGAGCTGGCGACGGCTCGACAACATTCAATGTGATTGATCTTCGCGGCACTGTCCCGGCCGGCGTAGACAATATGGGCGGTGTTAGCGGAGGTCGATTTGCCGGTTTAAATCCAGGGACATTTCAGGGTGCGGTTACTCACACTCTGACTGCTTCAGAAATCCCATCGCATACGCATAATGGGACGACGAGCCAAGAAACAGCTACTCACACTCATGCATTTCAGCAAGGAACGGCTGGAAATACTGGATCACCTATTGCCGTTATGGTTCCTATCGGTACCGGTTCAGGAGCGCCTGCCAGTACCACAGAAAGCGCAGTTCACCAACATACCTTCACGAGTGACGGTGGCACTGGCGGCGGCGCAGCTCATAGCATCGTTCAACCAACAATTGGCGTGAACTACATCATAAGAATCGTGTAGAGTCGCACCGCGTAACTAGGTTATCTGACCAATGTCATGGTATCATTCATCGTATTCGCTGGCATGCCAAACGGGGCAATGGCGAAGGCGATGAGAAGCAGACCAGCAGTTATCAGGACAATAAATAAACGGTTCATGATCTCTCGATCATAACACCACAACCTCAAGGCTACAATGACCGATCTGATCGCGCTCAAGGCAGCGAACGCCAAGCGCTGGGCTAATGCCAAAACAACGCGGGACTTCAATGCGGTAGCGAAGCGATTGGTAGCGGCAAAGGCTCGATATGTCGCCGTTTCGTCCAAGACAGGCGTTCCGTGGTTTGTGATCGCAGTTATCCATGAACGAGAAGCCTCACAGAACTGGAATACCCAGCTTGGACAGGGCGATCCGCTCGAGCATGTCTCGGTTCATGTCCCGATCGGTCGCGGTCCTTTCTCAACCTGGGAAGATGGCGCGTTCGACGCTCTGGTCAACTGTTCTCCACATGCTGCCTTGAACAAGGATTGGAGCGCTGGCGGGACGTTGACGCTATTGGAAGAATATAACGGGCTAGGCTACGCCAATCGCGGGTTTCCATCGCCTTACGTCTGGTCTGGAACAGATCAATACGGCAGCGGAAAATATGTGAAGGATGGCGTTTTTGATCCAAAGGTTGTTGATCAGCAGCTAGGCTGCGCTGGCCTCATCATGGCCATGTCGACCATGGATGTCTCAGTGCGTCTAGGAGGTTCAAATCCGGTCATCATGCCGCCTATTCATCCTGCAGGATCTCCATCAATCACCAACCCCGCGCCGGGCAGTATCGGCGCTTTCATTGCGTCAATCTTCAAACGACTATTCGGAAGGAAATGACATGACGGAATTTTGGCTAAGCTTCACTCTCGGTTTCGGATGCGGCGGAGCCCTGATCTGGTTTTTCAAAGGCACCATACAGAAAATGGTGATCGGCGCCAATGCGCTTTCTGCAAAGCTTCATGCGCAGGCCGACGCGCTAAGGAAGTCCTGAGATGTTTGCGAGCATCACGCAAAAGCTCAAGGGCTGGAAGACGATTATCTTTGCACGGTTTCTCGTTCTGATGGGCATTTTGGCCGGCGCGGTAGTTCCCCTTCTCCAACTGGTCAATGGGGATCAGATCGGCATTTTCATCCCTCCAAAATATACCCCGTTCATCCCGATCATCGTTGCAGCAATCGGAATGGTCACGGAATGGTTGCGTCACGTCACCACAGGGCCGGTAGGATCTAAGGGCGAGGAAGCCGCTACGCCTCAGACAAAGGCGGGTGACTGATGTTTGCCTTCGCAAGCCTGATATTCCAGTTCCTAGGTGGTCCGATCGCCAAAGCTCTTGTGGGGGCCTATCAGGCGCATCTCACGGCCACCACAACAGACAACCAAACTGCCGCAATATTGGCAGGAAAGGAAATAGGCTTGCAGCAGGCCGAAATCCTCGCCGAGTCGCAATTGAAGATCGCGGAGATTGGCCATCCGTGGGAGGTCGAAAAGCTGTTCGCCTACGTGACGCTGGTCTATTACTTCAAGCTCCTGATATGGGATAAGGTTCTCGGCCTCGGGACCACGGACCCGCTGGTAGGATGGGTTTCCGTGACCGCAAACCTTGTCATCTCATTTTACTTCGGAAAACGCACGTTCGAAAACGTGGCTCGGATCATAAAGAGGTGAATCTTATCGGATGGCTTGATTTGCACGCTTCGTCAGTGATTGCCATCTGCAGCATTGGTGCCCTTGCCACTTCCACAGGATCATGGATCTGTACAGTATGGAGTGATAGAAGGACACAAATTCGTTTTGATGAACAGAGGCGACCCAACCCAACCGCTAAAGACGGTTAGGTCAGGTCTGGCCACCACAGAGCTTAGGACTCCGAAGATGGTTAAATGCATCATGCCCAGATTTAAGTTAACAATTTGACTACGTTCATCACACTTCGGTTTGTGGAACA